AAACTCAAGATTAGATTCTTTATCAGAGTGGCAACAGATAACTTGGATAAGATACAAGACGAGTTCAGACAAGCAGGTGAAGATAGAACCCAAAGAAGATTTGAAAAAGAGGTCAGGAAAATCACCTGACTTCGCAGAAGCGTTAATGTTAACATTTTACGAGAGAACAATAATAGGTTTTATATAATATGAACGAAAAAAAGACGAGGAAAGATCACGAGATAGAAAATAAAGATGAAAGAAAGTGGTTTAGCTATCTTAAGGAAAAGGGAATTGTAGTCGGATATGGTCAATTAGAACTAACGGCTATAATTAAAAATGGAAAGATAGTCGCTTTCAGGAGCGTCAAGGAGGTTGATAACTTTAATATCAGAGAAGAATAGTTATTAACACTTGACATTATTTTTTATTAAGAATATAATTTAGTAAATAGAATATAAACGACATAGTTCTTGAGGCACAAGGACAACTAGTCAGAAATGGCTTTGGTTGTCCTTTTTTAATATAACAATGGAAAATAACTTTACAAAAACAATAAACGGATTCATAGATAGCATAAAAAGAAAAACACTTTACGGACTTTATAATACCAATGATTTCGGATCCACTGATTATGAAAAGAAAGAAGCATTATCTCTTTACTACCTTTCAGCATATTTGAATAAGGCAATAAACAAGAGGGCAGAGAAAGTAGGTTCAACTAAGTTCTTGGTCAAGGACTTAAAGGGCAATGTTTTAGAAGACGCAGGACAGGTAGAGTGGATATATAAGCTATTCAACAGACCAAACAAGATAATGTCAGGTAAGCAGTTCTTTACTAGTTTACAGAAGCATAAAGATGTCTATGGAAAGGCGTATGTTTTATGTCGTTATGAGGGGGAAGCACCAGAGCTATTCGGAAACGATACATTAAAGAAAGTTAAAAAGATTGAGTCAATGCACTTACTTAATCCTGTATTAGTAAAAGAAAACTTTAACATAAAAACAAACGAGATTGAAACATATACTTATACCAGCAAGGAAGCAACAGCTATATATAAAGCAACAGAGGTTGTTAGAATCGTAAGACCAAAGCCAAACGACCCATTAGAGTATGAATCAATAATAGAAGCAGGAAAGAAGATTATATCAACCGGAATACAATTAGATGATTACCAGTCAAACATATTAAAGAATGGTGGTAGCGTAAAGGGAATGGTAAAGTTCAAGGAAGCTAATCTAACAGCAGACCAAGTAGAGAAACAGAAAGACAGATACAAGCAACAAGTATCAGAAGCTAAAAGAGCAGGTATTCCATTATTCTTAGGAGGTGATGCAGAGTATAGTGAAACAGGATTGAGGCCCGAAGAACTTGGATACATAGCGAGCAAGAACGCAGTGCTTAATGACATTTGTATTTTGACAGGAGTTCCAAAATCAATACTTGGTAATTTTGATGAGATTAAATACGACAACGCTAAAGCAAGTCATAGGATATTCTTACAGGAAACGATAGCACCTGAAGTTGACGATATAGTAGAGTCATTTAACTGGACTATTATACCCGACCAATACAACCTATCCTACGAGGAGTTCATACCTGAAGACATTAAAGAGAAGATTGAAATACTACAAGCAGGAAGCAACTCTTACTGTCTAACAACAAACGACAAGAGAAAGATAATCAATAGCATTGTGGGAAATATAGACGAAGTAAAAGAGGGCGACACAATCTTAGCTCCTTTCAATCTTTCACCATTGGGAACAAGCACAGGTGAAACAGAAAAGAAAATCAAGACAAAGGGATTGATAGCTTTCCTGAAAGAAGAGTCAAAATTAAAATACGCAGAAGTGGTTAACAAGTTTATAGACAAAAGAGCAAAGACACTTGAGGAGGGAGTATTAAACTTTGCAAGAGAGCAGGAGAAAAGAGTGTTCAAGGCGTTAACCTTTGAAAAGAAAAAAGGAATAAAGACAGACCTAAATGAGATAAAGGGCGAAGAAATAAAACTAGCAGTAGATTTTATACTACCATACCTTGAGAAGTTTATTGAGGACTCAGGAAATGATGCTCTAGATATGTTGGGATTAAGTAAGCCGTTAGAGATAACAGATAGAATTAAAAAGATAGCAAAAGCAAGGGCAGATTTTTATGCAGAGTCAACAACAGACACCACCTTTGATAAATTATTCAAAACATTAACAGAGGGATTTGAGGGTAATGAAACAATACAAACACTAACAGAGAGAGTGCAGAATGTTTTTAAGGAGTTCCCTGAACACAGAGCAGAGATGATAGCAAGGACAGAGGCAACAGTTTCTAACAATGACGGCTTATTAGAATCATACAAGCAGTCAGGAGTAGTAGAGGGAAAGGAGTGGATAGCAGTTATGGACAGCAAAACAAGACCTGAACATCAAATGTTAAATGGAGAAGTAGTAGAATTAAATAAGAACTTTAGCAATGGACTACCATATCCCAGCGAGCCAAATTGTCGTTGTGTTATTGGTCCAGCAATAGATGAATAATAAAAATATGAAAACAAAACTATACAAAGAATACAGTGTTAGTATAAAAAGCGTTGATCCTGAAAACGCAATAATTGAGGGTATATTTTCAACAGAAGATGAAGATAGACACGGAGATGTAGTTAGGCAAAATTGGGACTTGAAGAAATATAAGTTAAATCCTGTTATTTTAGATAGCCATAACTATTGGAGTGCAACAGATGTTATTGGTATTGCAGAGAAGATAGGCATCAAAGATGGCAAGTTGGTTGGTAAGATCAAGTTTGCTGTTCAAGAGAACCCAGTAGCAAAGGTTATTTATGACCTTTATGCCGGAGGATTCCTAAAAGCATTTTCAGTAGGATTTATACCAAAGGAGTTCTCAGCATCAGGAGAGATATTGAAATCAGAACTTTTGGAAATATCAGCAGTTTCAGTTCCTGCCAATGCTTATGCTCTTGCTAAGAGTGCAGGTATAGATATTAAACCTCTTTTTAAGGGCATAATTGACGCTTTAGAAGAAGAAAAGGGCGAGGAAGTAGAAATAGACGAAGAAGAACAAGAAGACGTCGCAGACGAGCAGTTAGTGGCTAATACGGAGGAAGAAACAGAGGAGTTAGAAGAAGAAAAAGAGGAAATAATGGGTTGTCCAGTAGGTAGAGAGTGTAAGAAAGACGAGGAAGAAGATATTGAGGAAGAAGTAGAAGAAGTTGAGGAAGAAGAAGATGTAATAGACAATTTAGATAAAATGTTAAAGTTAGTTAAGGCAACAGGCGAGAAATTAAAGGCCGAAACACTTCGTCAAGGAGTCAGAGCCGATGCCAATAGATTGTTAAATAAAACAATCAGAGAGTTAATTAAGATTAAAAAGTAAATTAAAAAGATATGCCTAAACCACTAAAAACAAAGGGTGAGGAAGTAGAAGAAATTGAAGAAGAAGAAGAAACTACTGAAGACACTCTTGTCAACGAAACAAAGCAGATAATCCTTGACTCTGCTAAATCTATCGCAGGAAACGCAATAGATGAAATCAAGGAAGAAATGAGTAAGAAATGGAAAGAGTTTTGCGAAGAACAAAAATCTTTGATGAAGTCAGAAGTTGGTATCTATTCTCCTGAAGCAAGGAAAGACAGAAAAGCAATGAACGAAAGGTTCAGAAAAGGAATAAAAGCAATCTTCTCAGGCGATATGGAAGCAATGAAAGAAGTCAGTAACAAAGAAATGACAACTGATGACCTTGCTTCTCCATACGCAGGATATACAGTAGATACAGAGTTAGACGCAGAAATCAGATACCTACAAGCCATATACGGAGTAGCAAGGAGAAATATGGAAGTATTAAGCTTGTCAAAGGGATACTACAAGGCCAATGAGTTAGCAACAGACCTTACGGTTGCTTGGGCCGGAGAAGCTGATTCTCTACTTTCTACTCAATGGGTAACTGGACAGAACTCACTAAGCTTGGAAAAACTATATGCAATAATCAGTTTCACTTCTGAACTTTTAGAAGACACAGAAATTGACCTATGGAGGTTCGCTTCTGAAAGAGTTGCTGAGGGATTAGCATACAAAGAAGACCTAGCATTCTTTAGAGGAGATGGTTCTGGAACATACGGTGGATACACAGGAATCCTTGAGAGTTCTGATGTAAACTCAGAAAAAATGACAGGTTCAACATTTTCCTCACTAACAGCAGACGACTTGCTTGATATGATTGACGCAACACCATCAGGAGCATTAGCAGGTGCAAAGTTCTATATGCACAGAAGCATAATGAGCATTATTAGAAAGCTAAAGACAGCAACTGAAGGAGATTACATTTTCCAAAGACCAAGCGAATCTGGACCAATGACAATTTGGGGATACCCAGTAGAGTTAGTAGAAGCATTCCCATCAATCAGCGACTCTGCTGAAGACACACCTTTCATTCTTTTCGGAGATATTAAGAAAGGTTGTATATTCGGACAGAAATCAGGATTGAGAGTTGAAAGATTCAGTGCTGGAACAATTAAAAATGTAGCTAATAACGCAGATGTCAACTTAATAACATCAGACAGACAAGCTGTAAGATTTATTGAGAGGGTAGGATATATGCAATCAATTACTACATTCAGAATACCAATAACAGTATTATCAACAGGATCAGCTTCCGTCTAGTTTTATCAGGGGGGATAAGAGATTATCCCTCCAAATAAGATTATGAAGAAATACACATACAAAAATAGAATAACAGGGGAGAGGAAATATACAGATAGCAAGGTAAAAGATAAGAATTGGGATTTAGTGGTGGAAATTAAAAATGGAATGATCAAGGAAAATAAAGTATTACAAAAATGAACAAGAATTATACAACACATACAAAAGTAGAGGACTTTTTAAGAGCAACGATTGATTATAATTTAGATGACCTTATTTTAGGAGTTCAGGAATACATTGAGGGATATACTGGAAAATCTTTTAGCACTTTATGCGATACAGCTACAGCAAGGTTATTTAATGGCTCTGGAACTAACGAACTTCTAATAAATGACTGCACAGAAATAACAAAGGTAGAGCTGGGAGATGATTACTTTGCTAATAGCTTTACAGAAGTATTATCAACCGGAACAGATAGATACTTATTGTCACCTAATAATTACTCAGAAAAGGGCGTTCCGATAGACAAGATTATTCTAACAGAAAACATTTTTGGAAAAGGAATACAAAATCACAGAATAACAGCTAAATGGGGATATAGCACAAATCCACCGGCAGACATAGTCATTGTAGCAACAATACTTGTAGCAGGAATGTATAACGCTAAAAACTCAGTCAACGGATTAAACTCAGAAACGATAGGTTCATACTCAGTTTCATTTAATAACCAAGAACAGCTAAACGCATACAAGAAAGCGTTGGACATATTAAGTAGATATAAAGAGAGAATAATATGTTAGAGAATTACTACGACAAAACAATAACAACCAAGAGATTATCAGGCATTACAGATACAAAGAAAGAGAAGTATATTACCTATTTGACTGGCGTAAAGTGTCTAATACAACCATTTATCCAGTCATTTGACGAAGATATAGACGGAAGCGTTGGTAAGGATTACAATATGTTTGCAGAAGTGAGAGATATTAAAGAGGGTGATTTAATTATAGACGGAAGTAATGAGTATAAGGTAGTAGGGGTTAATGTTTTTGTAGGTAGTCATATGGAGATAATAATAAGAGAATATAAAAGATGAACATTAAAGTAGAAGTAAATACGGACGAGTTAATGAAAGCAGTAAAGGCAGAGCCGATAGTTGCTTCTCAAGAGATACAAAAAGCAGTCAACAAGTCAGCAATCAAGGTATTACAGATAGCACAGAAAGAAGCACCGGTTAAGACACACCACTTGGTCCAAAGGATAAAAGCAAGGTTTGAGCCATTAGTAGGAATAGTAGAGTCATTAGCACAGTATTCAGTATTCGTTCACGAGGGAACAAGGCCACATATTATATTACCAGTAAGGAAAAAAGCGTTGGCCAATGTAAAGAGAGGATTGATGTTTGGTAGAAAGGTAAATCATCCCGGAACAGCGCCAAATAGGTTTATGTTAAGATCAATTAAGAAAGCATTACCAAATATAGAAAAATATTTTGAGGAAGCAGTAAAGAACATAGTTAATAAAATATGAGTAGACAAACATACGAAAACTTAATAAGCGTGTTAAAGGCAAAGTTGGAGGGAATAAAGATAGATAATAAAACAGTTCTTTACGCAGTTCACGATTATACAGAGGGACAATTTGAAGGATACCCATCAGCAAATATAAGAGTTTCAGGAGGAGAGGGAGAGTATGCAGACACAGCAAGAAATCAGAGAGAGTTTATTTTCAATATAGACCTATACCAAGAATTAGACGAGTCAGGAAAGAGCAAGGAGGAGGCAACTGAGGCAATGGTATTAGCGATAGATAAGATAATGGAAGCATTTGATACAGATATAGATTTAGGAGGAGAGTGTTCGTTTGTAAGAGTGATACCAGTATTGCTGGACACAAGCGTAAGGTCAGGAGTATTTTTATTCGCAACATTTGAGATTCACATAGTAAGTTTAGTTAATAATTATTAAATATATGGAATATAAAAACATATCAACAACAGACCTATTCGTTCCTAATGTAGGATTGGTAAAAGCAGGAGCGATAGTTAAAACAAAGGTCAATATAAACAATCCTAATTTTGAGAAAGTGGTAGCAGTAGCAAAACCTGCTCCAGCAGAAAAAATAATTAAAGAAGAAGTTAAAAAATAAAAATTATGAATTATTTAGCACAAAAAAGTTATCTTGCATTAAAACCGGAAACAACAGCAGGAACAGCAGTTAAACCAACTGTATTCGTTCCTTTAGTAAGCGAATCAGTAAGGACATTGCTCAATCTTGGACCCGATAGAAGAATGAAAGGGCTTGATTGGCAGTCAGATGACCTATTGCCAGCAGACAGAAAGCACGAGGGCGACATCGTTATATTAGCAGACGCAGACAACATAGGTCATCTATTTAATATGACTTATGAGAAAGGGACAACTACAGGAGATTCAGACGGATATACACATCCATTTACAGTAGGTGATCCTGATTCATACACTATTGAAATACAAAAAGGACCCTATGCTCAAAGATATTTTGGAGTATTGGCAGATTCTCTAAGATTAGAGTTTGTTGACCAAAAACTACAAGCAACAGCAAGTATTAAGGCACAGGGACAATTCTCTGTAGCAACAGTAAAAGCAGGCCTATCAGGAGCAGTTACATCTCTTAAATTAGCACACGATTATGATTTAATGCCTAATAGAGGGTTAGCAGTAGGAGATGTATTGGTTGTTATTGGAAATAGTGGAACTGGAGTAGAGGTTACGCTAACAGCAGTTGATTCAGACGGAGAAACAGTATCATTTAGTTCTACATCTATAACAGCAGACGCAGGAAATAGGGTATATCTAAAGGCACAAACACCAAGCTATACTGGTATATCAGAGCCATTATACTTAGGAAACACATTGATTGGAGTTGGAGCAACATCAGCAACAGCAGTAAGCAACGCAGGAGCAAAAGCTACAGCGACATCAATGTATGACTTATCAATCGTCTTTAATAACAACTTATTTGACGCACCAGCAAGTGGATCAAAAGACCCTATAAACCTAATTCCTCAAGTTAGAGGAGGAGAAATAACAACAAGGAGAGTATTTGAAGACGAAGATCAACACAAGAACTGGTTGAATGTCGTAAAACAAGCTATCACAATGATAACTCAAGGACAGGAAATATCAGTTGCCGGAACAAAGGAGTCATTAACAATCAACTTTCACAATGTAAAATTGATGACCAATGAAGAACCTTTAGATGTAGAAACATTATTATTTGATAGTCAGACATTCCAAGTATTGTATGACAATACAGATGGAAAAGCACTTGAAATATCATTAGTAAATAAAACAGCAGGAACAGCTTACTAATATGAATGTAAAAGACCTTAAAAAAACAATAGCAGTAAAAATACCAGACACAGATTTAGTAATCAATATCAAGACAGAATTGCCTTGGTATGACGAGGTAGAGATGTTATCAATCACTGACAATACTGAGCAGATGAGGTTTTTGATATTCAAAATGATAGATAGTTGGAACTTAACAGAAGATGATGGAAGTATAACACCAATAACTAAGGAGCTAACAGATAGCTTTAGCAAAAGCGTTATACTTCCTTTATATGCCGAGATTATAAAAAATAATAAGGAGAAGATAGAAAAAAAAAAGATTTTAGCAAAAAAGTAGTATTCTTTTTACAGGGAGTTTCAACAGAAGTGCCAAAAGAGTTAATAATGTATCGTTTATGTGAGAAGTTTGGCTGGACATACCAAGACATAATGGATCAGCCAAGTGAGTTCATAGAGAAAATGATAACCATAATGTCAATAGAAAAGAAACAAAATGGCAAACGATAAAGAAGTAAAAGTAAGAATAAAGGGTGAAGATCAGTCAAGTCCAGCGTTTAAGAGTGCATCTCAAAACGCAAAACTCTTTACAAAAGATATTCAAGGAGTAAGTTCTGCTCTTATGAAAATGGCAGGTCCCTTAGTTGCCTTTTTTGGAATACAAAAGGTTGGTGATTTTTTTGGTAAAAGTTTAGGTGAGTTTGATGAGTCAGTAAGACAAGCTACCAAGTTAGAGTTTTTACTAAAGAAAAACACAGACGCAACAGACGAAAATGTTAAATCTTTAATTGACCAAGCACAAGCGATGCAAGATTTGGGTGTTATAGGTAATGATGTGGTAGTTGCTTTACAGGCACAATTAGCTACATTTGAACTAAGCACAGACACTATTAAGAGGATGACTCCGGCAATTACTGATATGATAGTTGCAGAAAAGGGACTGAACGCTACTACAGAAGATATGATTGGTTTCGGTAATGCTTTCGGTATGGCAATGGAGGGAAACTATGCTTCACTTAGCAAGAGAGGTTTTAAGATAGACGAAGCAACGAAGAAGATAATTGAGTTGGGAACAGAGGAAGAAAAAGCAAGAGCTATTACAAACTACCTTACTGAAACATACGGAGGCCTTAATGAACAAATGGCAGAAACATCTCAAGGTAGAATGGCTAATTTACAGAATAGATTTTCTGATTTTAGAAAACAAGCAGGAGAGCTTACATCTTTTTTTAGAAATGAAATGATTACTGCTTTAATGGACCTTGCTAATGGTTTTGATAATTTAATTTCTGATGATGTGGCTGAAGGTTGGAATAAGAAACTAGCAAAACTTTGGAATGATTTATCTTTTGGGATAACCAATATATTTCCTTTAATAGCAGAAAGAACTGATAGATTATGGGATAAGATATTCGGAGTTGATACGAGCGATAGATCAGTTGATTTTTATGATGCTATAATTAAAAATCAAGAGGAGTTTGAAAAAAAGTGGCAAAGTGCAGGAAAGGGAGTAATAGACACCAACTCTGAAGTTGGTGAATCGGTAGATGATTTATATGAAAAGTTTAGTGGAATAGATGAAGCAAAAGATATAGCAAAGAATATGAAAACTGCTTTTGAGTCAGTTTCTAAAAACATTATAAGATCATTTGAAACACAAACAACAGCAGTAGGAAATCTAAGAAAAGAATTAGAAAAACTTGAGGACCAAACAAAGAACCAATTAAAATCAGCAGAGGAAGCATATCAATCACAAATAACTTCTATAGCAAGGAGGGCTCAAGAAAACATTGCAAGTATTGATAAGCAGATAGCAGACGAGAGAAGTTCAATGACAGCGGGTTGGAGAACAAGGATAAAAGAATTAGAAGAAGAAAAAGCTAAAGAGCAATCAATACTAAAAAGGGTTGGCAGTGAGGGAGTAAATCTACAAAAAGAATTAGCAAAAGACGAGTTAGACATATTAAAAGAAAAATATCAGGCAGAAGTTTCTGATATAAAAGAACAGGCAGAGGAGAAAAAAAGATTAGCAGAGCAGGAGATATTAGAAAGAAATCAGTTTATGTTACAGCAAGCAGGAATGCTTACTACTGAGGGAATGAAGAAACTTGTAGTAGATGAAATGACATACGCAGGAAGTAAAGGATACGGTGAGTATAGTTATGTTTTTAATTTTAACGGAGATGTTAATGATAAAGAAGCACTAATGAGAACTATCATTAACGCATTAGATAGGCAGTCAACATTAAAAGAGTATTCAGGAGAATAATATGAGCAATTCAATAAAATACGACAACACAGAAATACTGACAAGCTCTTACATACCAAGATTTGTAAAGCACGAGTCAGCAACAGACAGAGAATTAAACTTTCTATCTTTGGCGAGAGATGATGGTTCAGTTTTGGTTAGCGATAAAAGAGGAGTCAAAATAATTTACTTACAAGGAATACTAACAGCTGATACACAATCAGCATTAGAAACAGCCATAGATAGTTTTAAGGAGTTATTTTCAAGGATAGAAAAGAACCTTGATTTATCTTGGGGAGGTAGCACAAGGAGATATGTTGCAACTTGTAGGAAGCACGATTTTAATAGGGACCATTTTCACTTAAAGTTTGTGCCATGGACAGCAGAGTTTACAGTTTTTAGTGGTGTTGGAAAAGATAAAACTATAACAGCAGAAAAAAATGCTGTTTCTGTTAATGCTAATCCTTATTCTTGGAAGTCAACATTTGCCGGATCAGCAGAGCCAAAGCCATTGATTACATTATTATTTGGAACAGGCCATACTGCACCGAGAGGAATAGAACTAAAAAATAAAGATAATGATCAAAGGTTGGTTTATAATAAACAAGGTGGAGTATTAGTTAATGGAGATTCTATTGTTTTTGATTTAGAAGAAAAAAAGGTAACAAGGGGAGGAACAGAAGAAGGATTCTACGGATTATTTCCCGAAATGATTGTAGGAGATAACAACCTACAAATACAGATTGGAAATATAACAGACCAAGAGTCAACACCTCCAACCTTACCAACAGAATCAGTTTTAATATATGAAGTGTCGGGAGTCGGAAAGATATTAGCGTCAGAGAGCTTTGTAGTTCCATACAAGGATAAAACATATAGGAATATATATCTTTATATGAAAAAGAATGGAACGCCACCAAATCCATTGAGCGTTAGGATTGAAACAGATGATGGGGGAGAGCCGTCCGGCAGTTTAGTTTCTGTAAATGCTTATGGAACTATATCAGAGGGAATAGTCAGCACATCTTGGGGTTGGTGTCTTTGCTCTCTTACCGCAGATATAGAATTAGAAGCTAACACGCCGTATTGGATAGTTTTAGAAATGGCTGATGGTGCTTCAGGAAACTCTTTTGAAATATCGTCACTTAGTAAAAATTATCTAAAGGGAAATCGTGCAGTATTAAATCCGGCAACAGGTTTATGGACAAATTATCCAACGAAAAATCTTGGATTTAGGTTAAATTATGGAGGGGGCTCAGACGGAAGTTTAGGAACTATAACTTTAGATGTAGATTATTATAAAAGATACCTATGAAGAATATAGCGATTAAAATATACAGTCCTCAAGGAGAGTTTTTGAAAGAGTGGAAAAATGGAAAGTTAGACGGATTTACTAAAGAAATTAACTCTGGGCTTGGAGAGTGCTTAATTACATTGGGGGAAAAAATGGATTATCAAGGAATTGATCTTTCTCTTGGAAATATATTAGACATTCTTGTTGCTGATAAAAACACAGAAGGAGGATATGAAAGAGTTTATTCAGGATATATTTCTATGATTGAGCCAATAATAGATGGTTACAAGGAGGAAGTATTAGTCCACGCATTAGGACATCATACAAAGTTATCGCTTGATATTTTGAAGAATGGAAGTCAAATAATTTTATATTCAAATACAACAAATGGTCTTTCTACATCAGACCCTGCAGAAGAAGCAGATACCGGACTAATTATTAGAGCCATAATTGAAAGATACAGAGCAGAAACAGATAATCCAATAATATACTCAACATTATCAAGTATTCCTTTAACAACAGAAACAGCTGTCTATACTATAGCAATGAAAACATATAGAGAGTCATTAGATAGTGTTGCGTCAATGTTACCAGCAGGATATTTTTGGTATTTAGACCAAGACGGATTGTTCTCAATTAAATCAAAAGGAACAACTCCAACTCACTATTTTCAATTTGGCAAACACTTCAAAGCAATAAGGATTGAAAGGTCTATGGAAAAAATTAGGAACTTTTTATTGATATGGAACGGAGAAACATCAGGTGGAGTTTTTAAGAAATACGAAGATGCTTATTCTATTGCTCAATACGGAAGAAGATTTGACTCAATAGTAGATTATGGAATAGACGATACAACATCAGCAGATAAGATAGGAGCAAAGTTTATAGCAGAAAATAAAAATCCTTCAGTAAAATTAGTTTGTGAAATAATTGATAATAATATAGACGATGTTAACGGATATAATGTTGAAAGCATAAATCCCGGAGACACTTGTAGATTTATAGGATTTGATAGTTCTTTAACAGATATTTTAGAAGATAATATGTTAATAACGAAAGTTGATTATTTCTTTGATAGAGTTATAATAGAAGTAGAATTAAGAAAGTCAGGGGTTGTTAATTGGCAAAGCAAGACAGCTTCAAGAGTGAGAGATCTTGCCTCTTACAATGTCCCTGAATCATACACATAAAAATATGAAAAGCCCAAAAATACAAATAATAAAAAGAGATAGTTATTCATTCCCAGTGTTCTTTACAGATGCAGATTGTAATAAATTAGATATTACTGGATACACTTTATTTTTTACGGTAAAAGCGTTAGCAGATTTAGACAAAGACGATACAAGTGCGAAAATACAGAAGATTATTACTGAGCATACAGACCCTGAGGAGGGAGAAAGTTTAATAACTTTAGAAAGTGATGATACGGATATAAGTGCAGGAACATACTGGTATGATATTCAATTAAAGTGTTCTAACGGAGGAATAACAAGCTGTGTTAGTGGCGAGTTTATTATAATTCAAGATGTTACTAAAAGCGTGGATATTCCATCAGTATAAAAATATGAACTTATTATTACAAACAACAAACAATGAAATAAATATAAGAATGTATCAGCAAGGACCTGCTGGAGCTACAGGTGAAATTGGACCTGCTGGACCAACTGGTCCTCAAGGAATACAAGGGGAGGTTGGAGCAACAGGACCTGCTGGTTCTCAAGGAATACAAGGCATTCAAGGCCCAACGGGACCTC